TTTATCACCACATTAGGAAAGTTAAGGCTATAAAGGTGTTGCAAGTCTTCTTTCAATTCAGAAGCAAACAAGCACCTGCCACCAAGCGCACTAAGCGCCTGATGAAAACCTCCCAAACCTGCAAATAGGTCAATAAAGGTAAATGGTGGAATATGTTGTTTTTCCTTTGACATTTTGATTATATCTAAACTGATAGATATTGCCACTTTACTATTTGATAAAAATCAAATCACAAAATTTAATTAGTTATCTATCTCATAAAGTTCAACAATATCTTTTATTCATCTCTTTTAATTCTTCTCTCCAACACTCCAGCAAACATTTCCATTTTAAATTTTTTGAGTATTAATTTTTTTCAATGAAAGTATTGGTTGTATTCAACACTCCGGCTGAATCTTGACTTTTGCCATCTCTTATGAAGATTCCTTCTTCTTTCAGCCTTTCATAATCGATTTTATTCATAAGAATAACACTCGCATTGCCATCTATATACAGTTTGCATTGCATGAATTGAGTTCCTTTTACTTCCTCAATTGCGTCTATTTGCATTGTTCTTTTTTTACTCATATCTAATTCGTTTTGAACCATTTTCCTGATGTCAGGTAAATGGTAATTATTATCAATTAAATTCTTATTGTAATATCAGCAAGCTGTTAATCAACTTCCACTAACTCACCGTTTTCCAGTCTATACCATGTATCAGCCTTGACAACCTCACCATCAACTGCTACAGCCTTCCAATCAACAATATCATACGTATCATCCCTTTCCTCAGCTATGACCAAAATTGCACCTATTCCGCCTTTTACCTGAACATTTTTCCCTCTTGCTACTGACAAACCATTAGATCCTGTTGAAGCCTTCCCTCTTGCCGTGGCAGCACCTCTATCACCAGCCGTGGCAGCACCTCTATTACCAGCCGTGGCAGCACCTCCATCACCAGCCGTGGCAGCACCTCCATCACCAGCCGTGGCAGCACCATAATTACCAGCCGTGGCAGGTTTCCCCGGTTTCGCATTACACTCGTTAGTACACCGTTCCTTGACATAAGATACAGCTGCTTTCACAAGCCCCCTTATATCAAGCTCAGCACCTATTCTAATTTTTGAAGAGCAAACCTTGTCGCTTTCTGAATCGTCTATTTTACCGCTCTGTTCAACCTCACAAAACCTTGACCCGGCTGGCGCATAGTAACCAAAAACATCCAGAGGATAAGGACACGCATGAAAACCTTTCTCGCATGCCTTTATGTCGCCTGTTTCTTCATACTCCTTACCTACCTTATACTTAAATCCTCTACAAGATAAATCCTTATCAAATGCTTTATAAGCCTTTATTTTCTGTTCCATGATATTGTTTATTTTTCGTTATTTTGATATTGCGATAATTTTTTGTTCAAAGATCGGGCATTCTCTTCTGCCCAACAGGTGTATTCCATGAAGCCTGTAGCATGGCTTTTCGGGAATCGAATCGTATTTACGGTTATGGCACAACGGCGGCAGATGCGATGTATATTGTATTTACCTTTTACACCGTAACATACCACAGGATAACCGTCAGCAGTTTTCATGTTCCGCCTTTTTCCTTCGTTTCAGCTTTCTGATGAAAGCCTTGACCTTGTTCCTAACCATCTCTGTTATTTTGTCCGCATCCTCGGCAAAGGCACACTGGTAAACCATATCCGTGCTTTTTGACATGAAGTCCACCTGAGCTTTGGCGGCTTTCCCGCATTCGGAAACCTTGTCAAACATCTCTATACGGTAATCAGGATGATATTTTTTTAAAATCTCGTTACAGTCCATCGTAAAGGTCTCAACCATATCGCACAGCATGATGATACTGTTGGTAAGGACGTTTATCTCTTCCCTGTCCTCTTCCGACATTTCACGCATGAAATTATCCATGGATTCCGACATCCCCTCATATTCGGAAAGGTATTGGTTTATGACACGTGTTTCTATACCGTCCATAATCTGTTTGAGTTTCATTGCCTCCATATAGCGGTGTGACCTGAGAAAGGAAGCGTGCCTTTCCCTCAGCTTCAGCATCTGCCTGTCCTCATTGATCATCTTTTTCATCCGTTCCACCACATCCGCGGGGAGGTCGTTTACGGTTAGCTTATTTCTCATGGATTGCCCCCTTTCTTGTTGTTTGTATTCTTGTTTCCGTCCTCTTTTTTCGCTCTGTCAATCCATCTTTGGAATTTGGCAGCTACAAGAGGACAGTGTATGCGCAGGTTTCTGTCGCGTTCCGCTTCCCATTCACGTATCTTTGTCTGCATCTCGATATTCATAATTTTCTCCTATTTCGTTATAATTCTTTTTTTTGAAAACTATTGCATATTTGCCCATATCTGTCACAGGCACACACTCTATGTCCTTTAGCCTTACAATACGCAGAATTGTCCCCGAAGTTCGAAGCATTCTTGCAATTCCGGCATTTTACATATACGGATTCCGGTTTGACTTTCTTTGCCATACTGTCAGTATTTTCACGGCTTCCTCGTCCCCGGATTCCGCCCGACGTTTCAATTCGTTGTACAAAGTCAAAGAAGAATATCCTTCAGGTGGAATAAATTTTCTGTTCTCTATTTCATCCTGCACCCTTTTTCGGTTTATCGCGTCCAGCTCATAATTCCTTTCGGAATTGAACTCCTTGAAGAAAGCATTGCCTATTCTTCTGGCATCGAAAGACGCGAATGAATTGTCATACTTCCCGGCCTTGTAGCGTGCGAAAAACAGCATCAGTTCGGAAAGCTTGTAAGCCTTGGCCTGTGAGGCAAAGGATTGGCAAAAGATTCTTATCCCGTCGGCAACGCCTTTTTCCTTGCTGTTGGAAGCCCCGAATATGCCGGACACCTGTATGTCGATCCAGTATTCGGAAGAGCCACAGCCGTAAAGCGCATCATACTGCATCAGTGAAGGGCAATCTGCCATATAAGCCCTTTCCGGGTTTTGAAGGGCATATCCCCACTGGACCGGTGAAAATACTCTTTCAACCTCAGAACGGTCTTTCCATTTGGTCAGCCAAGCCTTCTTCGAGGTCTCGCTTATGTTGTTGTAGCAAGCTAAGAGCGTAGGCGTTAGCTTCCTGTTTGTCTGTATAATTGCGCCTATTGTTGTTTCCATTGTTCCGTTGTTTTTCAAGTTCAATTTTCAGCCATCGGGCAAAATGCGATTTTGCATCTTGGGGTGATTTAACAGTTTCTCCCTCGTTTTGGAGCTTCATAAAGAACTTCTCCAAATAATCATAAAAATCAGGAGGCGCGAAATCCTTATATCCACATAAACGAGTATTCATGCAGACAGCTTCCATCCATGAACTATTCGACTTCAATTCTTCATAGCACTCATCCAACCCTCTTTCAAAAATCCCAGTCGGAATTTCTTCATACGCGCGCGGGGGAGAGAGATAATTATCTTTGTCTTTATCTTTGTCTAATGCGCGTACATTATACTGTAAGGGCTTAGGTACTACTTTAGGTTCATGGTTAGGTATAAGGTTAGGTACTACTTTAGGTTCAACTTTAGGTGTCAAATTTTGATAGCTAATCTGATACCTTGTTTTATCCCGTTGTCCTTTTCCGCCTGATTTGAATGTGATAAGACCCGCCTGAACTAATCTGTTACGTGCTGATTTCATTGAGTTGACCGACACTCCCACGTCAGATGATACCTTTGTATCACTACGCGTCCAGCTATCCACCCAGCCTAAACGATTCGCTGTTTTTAGCAAGTAAAAATAAAGCCTCGTTTCACAGCAGGTAAATTCCCAGTCTTCGTCAAGAGACCAAAACCAATTAATCAGTTCTATATAAGTCATATATCTTTCAAATAATTATCCACCACTTTAATAAACTCGTCTAATGACCGGACAACGATGTATTTGTTACCATTTGCCTCACATTCCTTTTGCCATTCTTTTTGGACCGGTCTTTGGTATTCTCCCGGCTTTTTCATTTCCACACACAAAGCTCCATAGAAACGATTGCTCTTAAGAAGTATCAGGTCTGCGACTCCGGGAAGCATACCTTCATCTTTCATATAAGCTCCGTTCCTTGCAGAACGTCTTGCCGCATTAGGAACAGCAAACAGCATATTTCTGAGATGGGGATATTTTAAACGGAAATATCTAACACAAGAACATTGTATTTTATGCTCTTCATTTTTGGGCTTGCTACGGCTGCTTGCCACACAAGCCTTGGATTTCATCTCTTCGTAAGTCATAATTATTATTTATGTAGTACGGCATATCATTTGTCTTTTAGTTCAACTCCCAAGCATAATACTTTGTCAGACACACCTACATCATCAAATTCAAGCTCTGAATAACTTGTTTCGTATGGATAAGGATATATCTTACCGTACTTCTTATGTAACTTGATTATGTCTTCATCCGTCAATTTACGTCTAATACGCATTTCTATCTCGTAATCGTCAGAAAGATTTTCAATGACCTTTCTAAGCTGACCTACTGTCTTAATTTTGTCTATTCTCATAATCTTCGCCAATTAAAAGCCCCGAAGCGTATTCTCCGGGGCAAACCATTATTTACTAACCCATGCCATTGATGTGTGGCTCACATTTATGTGGTGGTAGCAGGACTTGCACCTGCATGATTGTTATGCTGCTCATTTACATCTTTTATCGCCTACTATGAATAAGGCTCGCTGTTGTAGGTTTTGGTATCCGTCACCGATTGATTAATAACCATCGAATGCTTCGTTTACCTGATATGCTGGTCTCCTTTTCGCCAACCTTTCCCGATTATCATTTCCTATAATCCTCAGCTTAGAGCATCAATCTACTGCTTAATAGCGTCTCTCGTTGTTCCGCCATACCACCATGTTCGCCCGCCCTATCTTCACAGACCGGGAAGGCATAAAGTTTATAAGCAAATGAATCTATATCAAATCAGTCAACCCAAATTTAATTTTAAGAACATCGATGATGGCTTTATACTGCTTCTCATAGATTGTGCCCGAATGGGTTTCTTCCACTCTCTTTTCAAACTCTTCAATACTCCCACGGAAGCATCCGCATGTTATTTCCACTTTGTTTTCTTTTGTCAGGTAGGCATGGGTGTGGCGGTTGGCAGAACCGAAACAGTCAAATCCGCAATGTTTATTATTGTTGTCTATCTCAGCATTGCCGGACACCTGAGCATTGCCGGACACCCAAGCATTGCCGTACACCCGAGCATTGCCGGACACCTGAGCATTGCCGGACACCCAAGCATCGCCGGACACCCGAGCATTGCCGTACACCCGAGCATTGCCGGACACCTGAGCATTGCCGGACACCCAAGCATTGCCGGACACCCAAGCATCGCTTTCTTGGTCTAAGTTCTCATCTTTCTCAACATATCCTCCCAAATCACCTTCCTTGGCATATTTGAAAGACTTTGTACACTTGATTTGGAATAACTTCACTCCAAAAGCATTGATTATAAAGTTATCTGTTAGCTCAAATTTCTTTTCCATATTCATTCAAAATTGAAATTATCCTCACCGTTAGGTTCTTCGTCCGGCATATCATTACCGAAATCCATCGGTATGAACCAATCTGAAATATAGTCTTGCATGATTTAATCCTCCTTTTGGCTACTTAGCCATTCTTTATAATCTTTCTCGTAATATTGGGGTATTATACCTTTCCTCATAAAGTCTATGTATTCTTGTACAGTACAATCATCCCAATCAACTCCGTTGTCTGGTATATCTTCCGTTTCTGATGTACAAAGAGTGTATTCAAATGGATTATACCTGTTGAGCCCATATTCTTCAACTATCTTGATTACATTTTCATCGGTGGTTATTTGTTTGATTTCACTTTCAGCCACACACCCGGATATTTCAGAGTGTTTGCCAAGTACTTCACCGAAGTAAACACTGATTTTGTTATTCACTAAGTATTCGACATCTTCTGTGTCTGCAATAAATACTCCTTCAAGATTGCCCATTCTTCCGCAATCGAAGTCCATTTTAAATAATGCTTTCATAACTAAATCAAATCAATTATTTTGGTTTTAACAATCGCATCCAATCTCATATCAGACAAACCTTGTGAAAGGTGTTGTTCCATCAAAGTGTTTGCCTCCTTTAAATCCTTTGCGCAAACCAAATTATAGTATTTCAATTCTTTCTCATTGCCGTTCTCATCAATCTGAGTATCTACAATGGTAGCCTTGAAGAATGGCTTGTCTTCTGTCTTTTCGTTGATTATCTCAATGATGTTTGAACGTGAAATGGAGAAGACATCAGATTCCATATTATCGGATGCGTACTGTTCAAGCCCTTTGGCTTCCGCTTCTGCAAAAAGTGAGCAGTCTGTAATGAAGTGTTCTTTTACTTCTTTTTCAAGACCGTCCTTGTTAGGTTTCATCACCTTTAACTTTACCTCGTAATACATATCATTCCTCCTTTGTCTTGTTACGTTCCTTAATCATTGCATCAGCTATTTGGTAAGCTGATTTAGCCTGTCCTTTATAGTAGTAGTTTGTAACACTAACTTCTTTGGACGGGAAAAACAATGTGACAATCCTGTTCCATAAAGTTCTCCTGCGTTTTGCTGTCATCATTATGCACTTCATTGCTTCAAGCGCAATATGATCGCGCGAAATATTCGATTCCATAATTTTATTGCTTTAATTGATTAATAATTTGTCTTTTGATTTTCTTGTACAGCTTCCCGACAAAACGTCCATGCTTCTCTGTTCCGTCATCGGGCAACTCGTTTTTATAAATATGAAGAAGTAACTGGATGAGAAGCACTTCTTGTTTTGTCAAAGTAAGTTTCATGATAATAACCTAAAGGAGCGATTCTATATCGCAAAGTTCAGCATATATCAACATCAGCCATACTATTATTTGTAACAGGATAGCCATATAATTATCACTGTCATTCTTATAAAACAATATCAAGAAAGATATTGCCATAATGATAAAGGCACTAATTCGTATAATCATTGTTTCAGATATGAAATTTGTTTTGTTCGACCTCTATCTCCATCAACTGAATCAAACGTTCTTCGTCTGGAGATGGGATATATATGCCACATTGGGCACTCGAAAAATTCCGAAACCGCTCAATAGTTAGGCTCATCTCCGCGCTGTCAAGATCAGAAGAACTTCGTAGATACTTTATCCGACCCAAAAACTTGTCTTCTCTCTCACGGACGAAAGTGTCTTTGTTGCAGAGAATCTTGTAATAGTTCCGCTTTACATATTCCATCGTTTCACCGATTTGGCAACCGAAATAAGCAAGGCAGACATGAAGGTATTTGTTCTGATTTAAAGATCTTTGCGGTTTCTTCTCAGTCAGTTCAAATACCTTCTGTTCCTTTATCAGTTTCTCCAGCTTCGCTCTTGCCTGCTGGACGTGGAGAGGATTAGAGCCATCGTACTTCATCAGAAGGGCAAATCTAGATCATTATCCGACACGCTAGGAGCATTATTTATATCCTCTGGGGTGGGTGATGTATTCTGAGGTATAAACTCTTTGAGGTCCCCGCAGATATAGTTCCTTCCTTCTACCCGTTCCTCCTTTTTAGGGGAACAAGTGATGAAATGCGTATGCCCAAACTGGGATTTCTCTTTGCGTTCGATAACAGCCACATTCACATAGATTCTTTCAACTCCATCTTTACACTTAATTTTCTTCATCTGCTCACGAGGTATATCAGAGAGACAGATAGAACCACTTAAAATTGCCATAATTATATTGTTTTTAATGTTACACTTCCAACTACTGGAATCTCTCTTAAATATTTCTTATACAAATCAGGATAATCTTTCTCAAACGCCTTCTTGTCGAAATCCTTTCTGATAGTATCCTTTTTGCGAGTAAATGATATGATATCACCTTTCCAACTATATTCACCGGCTTCTACCATAGCCATCATAACGCCATCAGTTATTTCTTTCTTTTTATCAGACCAGTATTTTGCCTGTGACACAATTTCCTGTATTGTCCTCTCCATCTTTCGGTACTCGTCAGGAAGAGTAACAGGGGATATGGAATAGGGATTCACAAACTGTCTGCCTTCCGAATCACATTTCAACAGATTTATTACAATTTCTGATGGTATTCTCTCGACTTCCACTATCTCATGGTTTTTACCTCTCAACCATATACCTATAAGCCTTACCGCATTGCATCCCGGATTCTGCAACTCAAAAAGGTATGCATATATACTCAACTGCCATCTTACAGATTCCTTGTCAAGCACGTAAGTGGTCTTTATATCACCTAAAGTAAAATCCGTATCATTTTCGCGATAAACCTTATCGATACAGCTTGCATAGTGCTCATTGTCAGATACAAGATATTCGGAACATTCGTACCTCAATCCCCAATCATCTTTCAGTTCCTTATATCCTTGTGCTTCATCGCTGTCATGAGTTATCCCAATATCATCGACAAGTTCGCATATACTGTGGATCATAGTACCTCTTTCAGCCGCTTTCCTTAACACGTCTTCGGGAACATCACGGTATTTATCGGGGAAAAGCTGTCTGCCTATCACGGAAGTAATACCGCTTAGTTCCTTATCCCCTAGCATATAAGTATGTTCATCGGGATTGAAAACGACTTGTGATTTGATTAGTTTCATTTCAGTTCTCCTTTCCTTCTTGTCACCGCTTCAACAAAACGTTTGTCACTCTGTAATTCCTTATAATTTCCCCATACTACCTGTAATGTCTCGATTGACAGGCTTGATCTTACTTCCTGCAATGCCATCGCAAGGAAATCCGTTTCCTCAGGTGTTGTACTATCAGGGTCCTTTTGCTCTTCTGTAGGAATCAGGAACAATTGAAGCAAAGAATATTTCAACGCTATGCTCATTGCTTTATTCATTCCTTTATCGCCTGCGTCCATTGCTTCACCCACATTTACAGTTTCCACAAAGCTGCCATCAGTGGTCATATACCTAAACTTTATCGTAGCCCTTGTAAATGTGTTCGTACCGCCGGATTTCGTTATCCTGTTCTCCGTTGTGAAGTTCTGCACTTCCTGTAGTATGAACACCTCATTTTTTGAGAATAATTCATGAAGTTCGTTCATAACGTTGTCAATCCCACGGAATTTGAATCCCTGTTGCTGGTTCTTCTCCGATTTGGTGATAGCCTTTGTCTCTTTGAGGATATTGGCTATCTTACTGTATATTAACTGTTCACTCATTATAAAATTATTATTTACCAACGCAAAAAAGGCAGGTCCGCAGTCCTTACAAAGTTCCGCTTCCTGCCATGATATCTCTCCGATTCTTCAAGTTCGTTTTCAAGAGAATCGATTTCTTCATTAAGCAAGGATATATATTTACCTTTACAGTCAGCATTGAATGTGAGCCTTACCGATTCCTCACTCATTGACTGGACTATATCAAGCTCTGAATAAAGTTTTTCCAATTCATCGCTTATCTGGCTTATAGTTCTCATACCTTTTCAAGAAATTGGATCGGCAACGAGCATACACCTTTCATATTAGGATATTTGACATCAGCATATCCGTTAGCGATATAAACTATTGTACCTGTCAACGTATCACCTATCTCACGTACTTTATCACCTTTCTTCATAACCATTTTATTTTAAGTTCAACTTTAACCGGAGGATTCTCCATCTTGGAAAATCCGTCAAGAATCTGCTCTTTAAGAAGTTTGGGAGGTCTGTCAGTAATCTTACTATCCAATACAGACAGTTCCTCACGTTCACCGTCATAAAACACAAGCGTTACGCCTTGAACTATGTATGGATTCATGGCAGTTTGGTATAAGTAAGATTTACACCGATACATTCATGTGTCGCACGGATACTGTTACGGTATTTTTCCAAATCATCCACCATAACAGGCATGAACAATTTTACAGTATCCCTGCCACCGCTGGCATACACAAGCTGGCAACTTGTTATTTGATATTTCTTTTCCATGATATTTATATTATTGCGGCAATGGTTTCCAAAAATTAATATCCCATGCCCGGTTAGTATTTCCACATATCCAAATGTTCTTCTTATGCTCACTATCGAATACCAACATCCCGGTATTCACAAATTTCCCGGAACTCTTTACAAGCACTCTTGTGTCTAATGGTGGAGGATCTTTTTCTGCATTCCTCCATTTCATGGATTCCAAAACAAATTGAGCACCTTTCTCAAAATCCACTGATGCTGTCTTTTTATGGGTAAGCCCTCGTATACCATCCGCATACTCCTTGGCTTTCATTTTTATAATATCTTTATTCATGATAACTTAACTTGTTTCCAATTAAAAAGCTCCTGCTATCTTCACAGACTACAGGAGCAAAACCTAAACGACTTAATCTATCACTTTGATAACTTACAGCCACCGTCAGCGGAATCGGACCGCCATACTATCCGTTAAATGAAAGTAGAGATTAGAACAGATAATTATTTATGCTTATTTCCTTAGACAGTACCAGCCATGGACGGTGAAATTCCGTACCTATATTCACACACCGGCACGGACAGACAACATTAACTTTATGAAAATAACAAAAAAACTAGATGAAAAAATCATTAATATTCCTTTAACTCCTTATATGTCATTACCACCAATCTCACACAAAATAATGAGATAATAGAAAATATAATCACCGATACGGATTTTATAGGACTTTCCGTAACTATCGCACCATAAATCATTCCTAAGGAACATAGGGTGGCAAATATAGACAGGATAAAATTAGCTGTTTTCATTATATTATTTTTGGGGAAGTTTACTGAACCACTGGTGGAAGCTCTTGTATTTGCTTCATAATGTTAGATACTTCATCCGCATCTACATAGCCGATTACATCATTTGTTATTGAAGTGTTATAGCAAATTCCATTATTATCAAGAACTGCAACCTCATAAGTATCAATACCGTTGGAGTAAAACAAAGTACCTTTTAAAACACTTATTCCATATCCGTTCTCAAACTGCATTTTAGCATGCTTTGCGTTCATATATTCCTCACGGATGGAAGAAGGTAAGAGAAATGCATCTTTAGTCATTTCATGTTGTTTAAAAACCAAATCCTTGAATTGTTTTAGTTCATTCATGTCATTTTAATTATGAGTTTGTTCCCCTCAACGGCTTAAACCGGTTGTCACCCCGAATCTTACGGGAGGGGATATATTTAGACCTTCCGGCGGTACTTGTGCCCAACCAAGTTTACTTAATGCACTAAGGACAAATCGGTGCACCGAAAGTATGTTCAATCAATTATTATAGGCCCTCAATACGTCACGGCATCCCTGCTGGTATTGACTCCTATAATCAGTCCGTTTGTCTGCATTATACGGCTTATGAGTTACACCATATAAGCATTTACAATGATGTGAAAGAACTTTAAGTAGCTCCCCTCAACGGCTTAAACCGGTTGTTACCCCGAATCTTACGGGAGGGAAGAAATAGTAATCAAATCACTTTATGTTTCTCTATGTACCTTTGCAATGAATTTACATTGTACCATATCATTCTTCCATCACGACAAAACGATACTTGCCCACTCTCCCTAACTTTGCGCAGATAATCATCAGCACAGCCTAGGAAGCACATTGCCTCTTCCCTGCTTAGCCATATCTTATTGACGGGTTGGACTTTACCGTAATTTATATTTACCTTTTTCATTTTGTTTATTCTTAATAAATTATTATCTGATTCTTGTCACAATGGTACCGTCAACACCACTTCTAGATATAAAGTTATATCCAATCTTATTCAATCTAGACATAGTAGCACGTACAACATTTTCTTTTATAGCTTTACTTTTAATAAGCCTTGTTTCTCCGACTGCTATACTTTTTAATGTTTCGGCAGGTGATATTTTTTTGATAACTATCGTATTAATATTTTCCATTATATTTGTTTGTTATTTTATTTTTCTTTATGTTTGCGAACGCTGTTATTTAGCAACGATGTTGATAGTGTTGTTTATTAACAGCATTGCAAAGATAGATATTGTTGGTAATATATCAACTTAATGATAGATATTTAACATATAATTAACATTATGGAAACAAAAGAACGTATTATTTCGGCTTACAATTATCTAAAAAATGTAGGTATTATATCATCTCAACAAAATGTTGCAGATAAAATGGGAGTTAGGAAAGAAAGTGTATCTAAAGCGTTTAGTGGTAATAAAAGTTACCTCACCAATACTTTTATTCTTAAATTTAATAATGCTTTTGATAATATGTTTAATAACGACTGGCTTATGGAAGGCAAAGGAGAAATGCTAAAAAACAATCAATCCATTGGAGATATCAAAAACTCAAGCGTACATGAGGTTAACGTAAACGGTAAGGATATACATTTAGAATGCCCATTTGACAAAAATGGTATGGAAATTATTGTGAATATGATTAATCAAAACCAAAAGAATATAGAAATGTTTCAGGAACAAATAAACAGGTTGATTACATTACTGGAAAAGAAGTATAATTAAGAGTAAATAATGAATTACTATTTCTATTATCAGAAGTAAAACAATCAAGGTTGATTGACAGTTTCCAACATGTCGCTCAAATAGTGGCTTCTTTGAAAGTCCATGATTGACAGAATACACTTTATGAAGAAGATTAGATTTAGTTTCTTCTAGTATTTCAAAACCTTTTCTTAGTTCTTCTGATTCGATATGGCGTTTAGTGATTTTTCTTTTTTTCATAATTCGTTCTTTGAAATGTTTACAATCGGTTACAAGGCTACGTTAAGCAGCCTTGTGTTCACGAATGAGGTTTGAAATAATAATGTATATTTTATCAAGAAAATGGTTACGTTCAGCGATATGTTCCATTATAAACTTTTGATATATTTAATATCTGATTCAGACAGGTTAAACCACTCTCTACTAAATGATTTATTCGCAAACTGCTTATGAAGCATATTTTCAACGTCTTTATCTATTACATGGACTAATTCAATAAGAGGGTTTGATGTTTTCAACTGATTTATTCTCGAATATACATCTTTGCTTTTCCCTATCTTATACAACCTTCCGTCAGATACAAGATATGTATATTGCTTGTCTTTCGGCAATGTATTTAGGCTATTATCAATTTGTCTGAACAAAGATATGATATCATGAATATCGAAATAATCACGCCAGTTTATAATTAGCTTTAGGGTATAAAATTCTTGCAGCAAAATTTTTATATATTTCTCACTAACGACAGATTGGAGATATGATATTATGTTATCCATCTTTGATTCTCCCATCAAAGTCCATAGAGCCCTGCCTGATCCAGTATATGCAGCCCTGTGAGATATGTGAATTACTATATCCATATCCATGACCTCATCAGTAAAAAAGTCTTTAGGAAATCTCGAAACTATTTCACGGACCTCATTTACAAAATAATTGTTTTTATCGTCATTGAACAGATTGTTTGGGAATAAAGCCGCCAACATATCCAATTCATCATCGCTAACCATAAACGTATGGAAATAAGGTCTATTTGACAACACACCTTTCATTTCAACTATTATATCAAGCATTCTTTTTGAATATACGGTCTTTTTTATAACAACTAAAGAGCCGTCCTCATCTTTATAGGATTCAGTAGTATCTGTATAAAGGCTGTTAGTTAAAACTTGGTCATTCTGACCTTTGAATACAAGTTCTGTCATATTGGTTAATTTTATACCTCACCCTTTCTCCCAAGATAATTATTAGGAGGCGGATGAACATTGTTAAACTTCAATTATTCATTTTGTTGCTTTAATACTGGATGCTTCTCCAACATCTTTGCTTCATCTCTTATTGGTTATCGTAATACAACGCTTGGGCGCCTGTTGTTAGGTGATGGGAACAGAGCAGGTCTTGCCAATAAAAGACATACAGTATAAAACAGAAGAGCCTTTTTATCTCACGGCTGTCATTGGTTTAATCCAAAGTTCCGCACGGTGGGCACTGATAGAACCGATTGTATGGATTTTATCTAACTAATAGGAAAGAAAAAATCCGTTGCTAAAGTAGAGCGGCAACGGATTTCCAAATATAAAGAAGGCTCACGTTTGAGCGATTGTTTAATCATGTGTCTGTTGCCGCTCTACTTGCAACGGGTACAAAGGAATATGATTAACAAGAGATATCCAAAAGTGTTAACAATAGTGCGATATTCCGTTTAAGGCGGTTATAATCCGTTTTGGGTTGTTATGGTTGGTTATTGGGATTATTGCATTTGCATTATTTAATACCATTAAACATAAATAAGCAAAGACACTCTACTTATCGCAAGCAAAGTGCCTTTTCATTTGAACGTTGGTCGTAACCTCAACGTGCTCTTATGCTAATTGTGGCAATATATTCACTTTAATCAACGCATCACGAAGAACAGATATAGTTGATAAATCATTCTTGAATACTTCGATGTTGTCCTCGGTAACAAGAGATGCGTAGTTGAGTATCAGTTGAGCAAGATCATCAGCAAGTTGCCTAGGTGATTCCATCTCATTGAAAAGTTCTTGAATGCTGGACAAATCGTATTCTTTCTTGTTGCTTTTATTTAATTCCATATTTTTTGTGTATTTTAAAAGTTTACAATCTATTAATTAACAACATTGCAAAATTGAACATGAAATATGCACCCACCTCATAAGAAAAGTGGGTAAATGAATTTATGTGGCAAAAAACAAGGTTACGCGGCTGGATTCAGCTCACCTTTTATCTGCTTGATGGCTTTCTTCACGTTCCAATCATTTTCATATAGAGCAATAATGAAGCGTCTACCTTTCTGCGTCCATACAGTATATGTGTTGGTATGGGTATTACCTCTTTCACTTGTGAAAATATTGGTTCTCGTTTCATGCATACCCCATTTGTCGTATGGTGATTTTAAGAGCCACTGCCCCGACTGTTTGAACTGTATTCCAAGTCCTTTCAGTTTGTTGTTCAGTTTTTCTGCCGACATACCTATCTCTTTTGCTATTTGAGTTGCAGTAAGAGCATTCACACTCTGCAAGTGGTTGTCGTAGTAGCTGACTTTGGGAGCTGATTTTTTGATTTCCTCTGTCTGAATCTCAATGGTGACTTGCTGTTGTTCAGCTTGGGCTTCAAGTTGCTTTAACCGTTCCTCTCTTTTGGCAAGGGTAGCTTGTGCGATGGTTAGAGCACGTGCCATGATTTCTTCGGGAGTGTCGTCCTGCTTGGTGGCGAGGTAGCCGCCTGTCTTGCGGATGGTCTTTAAAATCTCCTTTACGCCTTTCTTAAATTCTTTGGCAATTGGCTTACGGCTTTGCATGAGGACTTCGTATAAGCCATCTTCGGTTAAGAACCACATTTCGTAATTTCTACCATCTACGAAGATTGTTCGTAGATCCTTTTCTTCCTCATCTACAGTGCCTACCATTCTTGATACATCATAATAGCCTTGTGATGTTTTCGCATAATCAATGCACTCTGCCACTTCTTTGGCAAGAAACAACGGATTTTCGGCAGTTCCGTAAACCGTGAATTTGTGTCCCAGCAACTCTGTTTCGCTTAGGACTTGAATAGGTTCTGTTCGCATAACAAAAAAAATGCACCTACTACGAGCTGCGAACAAAACCATAGGATTTTATTTGTGGACGTTTCCATTACCACACTCGGTAGGTGCAATATCTTAATATAAATAAAGATAATACTCGATATGTACTGGCAAAAAATAAACTCCAATGATGAAGTCATAGGAGTTTGCCGCCCCTATAATTTTGTTCGCACTGCAAAGTAAAGCATAATTTTTGATATGGCAAAACTTTGCAGTGTGTTTTTCAAAAAAGCCACGATAGTGTTTACCATAAATATCATTTCTAGTTATATGCCTAGCTATTCCAATTGTATCTTATTTTTTTTACAATATTTCTCAAAAGCACGCTTCCCCTTCTTTATGCAACTAATGTCACACCTCCTATTTTTGCCACCAAAAGAAACTACAAGAAACTTTATTGCCGTAATTCCTACAGCTCCTTTCCCGGATTTTACTATCATTAAGTTATATCCATTTATATCTTCAGTATATCCATCTGTGTCTTCGTGCTCTTCTACAAATTTTGAAAAAAACTTCATCATGTCATACACTTCTTGGGCTGTTCCAGATATAACATTAAATCCGTCAAGGTAAATTGTTTCGGAAAACATTAGCGAAAAAACCTTTCTCCCATCATTATATGTTGATACTCCAGACGTATATCCACATCCATCATATATTACTTTAACAACCCTCCCGTTCCCTTGCGAATAAGAAGAGCAGATTGAAATAAACGAAATAAACATCAGTAATAAAATCTTCTTCATACCATATAGCTTTAATTGTTATTCAATGAATCAACGCAAACGCAATCCTCCCAGTATTTAGGAATATAAAGATTTTCAAGCCATACCATAGCCCTACCATCATCCGAAATATCATAAAACGACTGATATAGACGGGAAAGGACTTCTTCATAAAACTCATTGGAAAGTTCATCGCTTATACCGATACCAATAAGATAGTCATAGGTGTTGGCAATCACATAATCAAAACAGGTATTTGCATCATCTTCCATGGATACTTTATCAACCTTATCACCTAAATCTACAAGAAACGTATATATGGCATTCCGTATTTTCGGATTTATCTCACGCATATTGTCGTCTGACAAATACTTCCAATGAAAATTCTCTATGCCATTCCTCACGTGAACCGCAATAGCTTTTGCCAAACGATTCTTGTCGCATAATATTTCGCTTGCCATTTGTTTCAATAACGCTTTGTCCTCTTCGGATATTTTTATTTCCATGATTTTAATCGCCTTTCTTGTTCAACAGCCTTTCTTCCGTCTGCTTTAATGTATTTTTCTTGATATTTAACTGGTGCTCCACTATAAGGTCGTAGTCACAATTACCATCACCACCTTTGCTTGTCACCACCAAAAGCTCCAATAGCATCAAGAACAGAAAAAGAAATGCGTAAAATCCTAATGCTATTTTGCTTTCTTCAAGAATACTGAACAACGCCTGCAATTCTTCCAAAAAACCTGTGTCTGCTTCTTCATAGTCTTTACGAACTACATCGGCTACCTGCATTTTTGCTTGCTGGTACGAATTTAGCTGTTTGTTGTAATCTTTTAAAGCATTCTCGTTGGCTTTAGCTTGACCACTTAGCGGATTTTCTACATTTCTCTTGTTTACGCTCGTCACTTTTTCTTCTATTGGATTCCCATCCTTATCAACCCCAGTCTGCTTTGTTGTTGTACTTACATCCGTAGCCACAATAACAGGATTCTTTGATAATAATTCATAAATCCTAATATTCTCTCTTCCTATGGAATCTATCTGCTCAGTAACCCTCTTTATGTCAGCATCTAAATATGCCATACGCTCAGGAATCGCTTCATTAATCTGTTTTGCTCTTATTTCCTTCATCTTAACGTCAATATCATTCTTGAAAATGATTTGGTCAAAGATTGTAGAGCCTAAAACTGCCATTAAAAAAGCTAATAACCCTCTAATAAATCCCATCCATCCGAGCTTCCCAACGGTTAATATAATAAAACGCTCTATGCAAATTATGATAGTCGTAAACACAAGCGATATGAGTATCTTACCATGTAGGCTTTCGATACCAACATATCTGTCCGCAAAGCAAAAACCAATAGTACCCCAAATGATAGAAAGTATAATGATTGCAGATATGTATCTTTTAAAAGTCCTATGACTTGCTTCTCCACATTCCTTCAGTATATCGGATTTCCATCCGATAATAAAGCATCCTATTTTAGTAAGTATTCCCATAACCGCACACTATCGTATAAATGATTCAGATTTGGCAGCAACACCTTTAAGGAATCCTCTCTCGTATGAATCAATCATGCTCATCATCTTGCTTTCTCCTACGTCAAGGGCATCCTCCATCTCTTTTATCTTTTTAAGGTGTTCGTTGTACGTTTCTTTTCGTGCCTTCAATGACATGGAAGAGGAAGTTAGCCCCTGCGTTTCCACAATATCAATCTGCACGTTTATATCACGTATATCGCTTTCGTATCTCAGTCTTACTTGTTCAAAAAGCATTTTAAGACCGTTGTTTATAATCTTCTTCTTTGATTCCTTATACTGTATGTCAGAGTTACACATTGCATCATTGTAACCATCTTGCTCATAGTCAGTCTGTATGTAGGAGTATATGACATCAATAGGCATACCGGTACCATATTTAATTGTTATAGTATTGCTTTCTAGATTTGGCTCTGAATCATCAACAAAATCCTCTCTTCTAATCTCAGGCAGAATTTCCTTACTATTATCCTCCACATTTGGCAATCCAACAACTTCTGTGTTATTAACTTGGTTGCCCTTCTTGAAAAAATTAAAAAGTCCCATATTTATTTATTGTTTTAGTTGGAATATCAAATTTTGCATGTCCTCTTTGGTGGCAAGAACTACATAGTGTAATAAGATACTTATCATTATATTCCCACGGCCGAAGTTTCCTCCCATTTTTATCAATATGATATTGCTTATGATGTACAACCAAATTTTTTTCACTTCCACATATTGTACATTTATATCCATCTCTTTCTAATATATGCATTCTCTTTTCACGCCACCTTTCATCAAACAGAAGTTCTCTATATGAACCGTGATTAGAATAATATTGTTTCATTTTCTCAACCCCTTTCTAAAACTACTGTTTGCACTCCTTGAACTCTTCATAAGTCCACCTTTTACAACCCAAATGATAACCGCAATAAAAAATAGTATGTCCATAACAACATTACATTTTAGTTAAACGTTGCAAAATTACAACATAATTCCAAACTGTCCAAAAATAAGAGGTATGTTAGATCGCATGAAAAAAAACTAAATAAAAATTTGTCTTTGCAATATAATGTATTACTTTTGCATTATAACATAATACGATATATAGAATGGAAACAGTAATAAGAAAACAAACATCGTTCCGGCTACGTGAAGATTTGCTTCAAGTATTGCAGGAACACGCAAAGAAGGCAAACAGAAGCCTAAACAATTTTGTAGAGAGCACTTTGATGGATGCGATGTATTCTTCACCAAATGAAGAAACGGTTGCAGCCATAAACGAAGCGCGTTCTGGCAAGTATTCTGGAACGATAAACACTACAGATTTTGATTCATTCATGAAATCTATCAACGAAATAGAATGAAGACGATCCGTTATAGTACAAAGGCAAAGAAAGATTTGAAGAAGTATAGGAATGACGTCCAGCTAATGAAAGCCTTATATGATATATTGAAAAAGTTAGCAAACGGTGACATCCTTCCCAAAGAATATAAAGCACATGCCCTAATAGGAAACTACAAGGACTGCATGGAATGCCATATCAAAAATGATTTTCTTCTGATATGGATGGACACAGAACACGATGCAATAGAAGTTATCAGAATCGGAAGTCATTCCGAATTGTTCTAAACATATATTTACTCAAATTTCACCCTCAATACAGACAAGCTTATTAGATTTTCTTTTGTCAATCCTACACCTTTAATGCGAATCAATCCCAAACAGCCCCCACAATCGGAAATCAATATACCGAGTTGGAGGCTAATATTAATTATTATTTCTCAATATTAGCTCTGATCTGTTTAAGTAACAAAAATGCCCCTTCCATCTTATAATTACCCAGACATTGTTGGGCTTGCATAATACAGCTTTCGACAGTGAGAGCTAAATCGGGAGTAAACGCAGATTTATTTATTTGCATTGTTTTGGGAAGTTGGCTAGCATGATCATTGAACCATGCAATCATTTCATTCAATTCTTCCTCTGTGTAACTTTGTCTTTTCTCAGCCATACTATAAAAATTTAAGCTATTATTACAGGAACAGCAAAATTAAAAATCTTGTTTAAAATATGCATATTATGAGATTGATTTATTCATGATTTAGACTTTTTTAAGCCACCCGATATATAATCTATCACTTTCCTGTTAGCCTCATCAATCTTATCCCTGTCGAAATCAATGTATATATCTGTAACATCACAACCAAAGGAGTGTCCCAAAGCTAAAGATATCACATCTTTAGGGACATCCGCCTTATGTGCTAACGTAGCCCAGGTATGGCGGGCCCAATATGTTGAAAGTTCGGGGAACAATGGTTGCTTACTCTTTTTCCCACCAAGCCCTTTTCGTTCAAACGGACCTATCCCTTTAAGATTCTTATTCATCCTATGGCTAAAATCATGATAGTCTCCATAGTAATCTAATACATCTAGTAAATGAGTTTTACCTTGATACCTGTCCAATATAGCTTGTGCTTCCGGCTCTATTTTAATAGAGTAAAATTTCTTTGTTTTCTGGCGATAATATTCTATACGTCCATCTATTATATCCTTGTGTTCAAGTAAAAGCAAATCACCTATATTTATTCCAACAAGATATACAATCAGCATAAATATATCCCTGTATTTCTTTTCAAACTCCTCACAAGGATAATCACGCAATAATCTCAATTGTTCAACAGATAAAGCACGTTTTCTAGTTTCTTCTTTTTTTATCTTATACTTTCGAAAAGGATATAAGGTAGTAATTTCTTCATCAATAGCATAATTGAATACTGCACGAATGTTACGCAGGTGAATAGAATAAGCGTTTACTTTCATCCCTGATTCAGCCATCCAACTTTCAAAATTAGACAGCCATTTCCTATCCATTGTGTCAAAGGTGCAATCCGGATCATATTCAAGCAGTTTATTTCTAGTTGTATTATAAACCGTTTTTGTTCCTGTATTACTCTTTATGGAAACAAACTCATCAAGATAATCTATAAAACATCTTGTTTTTTTTACAACCTTTTCATCAAATACATATTCGCTGATTATCTCCTTGGCTTTAGCGGAAGGCAAAGAAGATAATCTAGCTTCATCGTCAATAATCAATTTTTCAGCCTTATTCTTCAAACTGACAAGCCTTACATTTTTTACTTTAGACTGTGGTACCGATTTGTCCAAATAAGACACTTCATTAAACTTTTCAGAAGACGGTGTAGATATTCCAGTGGAGAAAACAAACCTCGTTTTCCCTATCCGTATCACAAGAAGAATCATCTGAGATCCATCCTTCTTTGCTCTTGTATCAGGTATCAATCTTACTGTTGCCATTGTTTTGTGACGTTTTTGTGACGATAAAGATACATAATAACCCCCAAATAACCACCTTAAACGGAATGTTTTCTTTGATAATAATATAAAAAAAAGCACTTACCATTAGATAAGTGCTTGATATTCAGCAGAGCGGCAAACGGGGCTCAAACCCGCGACCCTCAGCTTGGGAAGCTTATTAAAGTATTTCATAATCATATATTAATCAATGTTTTATAT